TCAAAGATTAACAATCTCTCCGATGTTGCTTTTGATCTAACAGCCAAATCATTGGCTTCTAGGAAACTTCGTTATGCAGAGATTGATATTGAAGTAGAACGTAAAGCTGGTAGGATTGCACCAGATGAGATATTCGTTCCTACTCATATCATTGATACTAATATACGTCGTGAACAGTCGTCGTATATCCAGTATATCACTCAGTCACCAAGGGCTGTGATACTGAAAGATAGAGTTGAGCCTGCATTTGATTTGTCGCTGTTAGAGGTAGACCTTACTGAGAAGTTGCGATTTGATGGTTGGCAGTTGTCGTCATATGCGAACATTGATGGTTTCCAAGCTAATGGTTATGGTATAATGGAAACTGTTCAAGATCAGAATAACCCTGGTCAGTTAGGTAGAGAATATGTCCAGTATGGCGACTTTGCATTTATTGCTGATACTAGAGATTTGCAAAAGTGTGAGATGATAGGTAGGGCTTATTACTTCACAAAGACGAAACTCAAATCTCTAATGGAGGCAGAAGGTGATGAAGAGAAGTGGGATGCAGAACAATGTGAGAAGCTGTTGAAAGCTGAGCCTAATGACGAACAATCTCAAGTCTATTCTGGTACAACTACTATTAATCGTTCGTTGTATAAGGTTTTTAAGATTATGTATAGGGTTGATGGTATTGTTATGGTAGGATGGGCAGTACCTAAGACTTGTGATGACTGGATTCGTAAACCTCGTAAGTTGTTTCTGGGACGTAGGAAACTCAATGATAAGGTGAATGGAATTGCTCAACAGTTGTCATCTGTGCCGCCAATGCAAAGAGAGATGGCTATTTCCCAAGTTCGCCAAGTTAATCCTGATATTACTGATAAACATGTAGAACAGGTGAAAGCTGGTATTCCTGCATCTGATATGGAGTATGAAACTCAATATCCATACTTTCTATATCCATATCTTGTGACAGAGAATGATACCATCTCTAATCTCAAGGGTCGAGTATTTCTTGACCAAGACACTCAGAATGCTGCATCGTCACTAATGAGTAGCACACTTACTCAAGCTCGTCGTGCTGCTGGATTGTATTTCTCTAAGGATACATCTGACCCTAATGATGACTTCTTGATGCAAAAGAATATACATTTCAAGACTGGTGCTATTATCAATGGCAAACTTAAGGAGATGAAGTTAGACGCTCCTGATGCACAAATGTTCACAGCTATTAACCTATTGGTTTCTGCAAATCAACAGGAGACCAGCCAAGTCAATTTTGCAGAGAATAATCGTCAACAAGATTCTCGTAAGACTGCTACTGCTATTAAAGCTGCTACTCAACAGGCTCAACAGTTGTCGTCTACTCAAGTGACATTATTCTCAGTAGCTTTGAAACAACAATATACATACGAGTGTGATATTATTAAGTCTCGTGTATTGGCTGGATTGATTAAAGTGTCACCTGTGTTACAACAGCTTTATGCTAGGACATGGACTGTTAAGCCTTCTGGTGATGTAGATGTTATTGAGAAGCAACAGTTGATTCAGACTATGCAACAAGCTTGGCCTATTATGGCTAACACTCCTGCTGCTCAAGCATTTTTGTCTGATCTATTAGAGAAGATGTTTCCTGATTCTGCACAGAAGTATCTTGCTACATTCCAACAGGCTGAACAACAGAAACAATCTCAACAAGGTCAACAGATGCAACAAGCGATAGGTATTGCTAAGCAGTTGGGAATGGAAATTACTGATCTTGCGAAACACCCAGAATTTTTCTCAGAGACTGGGAGAGTTCATATCTTTCCTAAGATTCAACAAGCAGCACAACAGGTAGAGCAGATAACACAACAGCAACAACAGAAAGGTAGTGGTCAATGAACATTACTCCAGAAAATGTAGTAGAAGAACAGCATCGTCAATGGTTACAACATCCGACAACTATTCAGATGTTAAAGAACTTAGATGAACACAAGAAAACCTTCATCAATATGTCTGCCAAGTTGGCAGGTGACTTGAGTGTTTCAGATTCTCAATTTAGACTTAATGCTTATGGTATATCTACTATTGATGCCATTAAACATTGGGTTATTGATACGAATCAGTTTCTTAAGATTTCAAAACAGTTACACAACAAATAGAAAGATAACATAACATGTCACTAGATAACACAACTATCACTCCTTCACCTGTTGGTAAAGGAATCACACCAGAAATGCCTTTGGAAGCTCCTCCAGAGGTCAAAGCAATGGAGTTCTCATTTGACCCAGATCTTATGGGCAAAGGTGGAGAGACTACCATTACCGATGGTAAAGGTCACACTATCACAGAGGTTAAGTCTGAGATTAAGGAAGAACAATCTAAAAGTGTTGAAGCACCTAAAGAAACTGTTAAACAGGCCAAAGAGGATACTACTACTGGTAAGACAGAGACTAAGAAGTCTGTATTGAATCCACCACCTAAGGAGGCTGTAGTTTCTCCTAAGAAGGATGAGACCATTGTTAATCCTGCTAAGGTTGAAACACCTGGCGCACCTAAGCCTATTGCGCCACCTTTACCTAAAGATCATAAGGATAACGACACATTCGATTACACTCCTTACTCTCCAGAACAGGTAAATCATCTCAAGAATATGTCTCGTACCGCTAGAGAGGCATATGGAAAGTTGGTGAATGAGAATAAAGAACTAGCTAAACTCAAGAATGCATCCTATCTACAACATGAACAAGGGTATATATTGCATCCTGAGTACCAACAAATTCGTCAAAAAGATAGGAATGTTAGGGTAGAAGGGAAAGCTTGGGAACAGGCATTGTTAGATATCAAAGCTGGTAAACCATTCCGTGAGATTATCGGACTTGATGCACAAGGTAATCCCACATTTGCTAATGAACGTGTTGCTACTGATGCTGATGAGATTCGCATTCAGAATAACTTACAACTATGTATCCAAGCTGCCCAACAAACTGGAGCACAAGTTCAACAGTTTCCTGAGAGGTTTCGTAGTCAGATTAACCAAGACTTGCAGACTATTAACAATGAACGAGCCAGTAGATTTGCATGGGTTAGTAATCCTGATATACTTAATCATACTGTAGAAGTAGAAGGTAGAGGTCAAGTGAAAGTTGCAGATATTAGGAATGAGATCAAAGGTCTTATGCCAACTTATCTTCGTACTAATCCTCTTGCTGATTGGGTGTCAGACTTGGTAGTTGCTCTACAGATTCGTAATGCAGAATTGCGAGAAGCTACTAGTGGTAAGGTTCTTGCTGAGATTAAGAACGATGAAGTCCGCAGAGGAGAACCTTCATCTGGAGCCTCACCAAAGTTGCCAACTGAGTCTGAGAAGAAAGGTATTCCTTCTACATTCTCATTGGAAGGATTTCCTAGGTATTAGGCCTATTGATACATTCAAATCATGCCAAGTAATACATACAACTTACTTGGCATGATTCTTGCTATTAGACTGTCAGCGTAGTATAGCCTCTAATAAGTCAAAGGGCATTGACATTCGGCCTCAAATGTTGTTGAAGGGCATCAACTCGGTTGTAAGTTACGATTAACTTATTATTGAGTTCATTATGTCGGTTAACAATTTAACATTTAAGGTTTCAAATGCCAAGTTATTATAGCCAGCCCGGTCAGTTTTCTAATGCAATTATCGAACCAGTTAATCGGTTCGCTCAACTTCCATTCTATCTCGTTCATAATGAGGTTCAGCAATATGCTGTATGGAATGAGTTCGATCAGATTTATGGTTCTATTCCGTGGCAAGAGAACATGGGTTCTGTCATGGAAGCTGTGACTCCACAGCGTTCTCCTGTTGGTCGTTCGTTCTTCTTCCCGAAAGCTATCACTACTGCATCAGATAAAGACATCTATCAGATCTCTGAATCGAATGCTAGTACTGTGCTGTACAAACACAAATATGGTTCGTTTGTGTTTAACTTCCTTCCGTCCTTCCAGGTGTTCTGGGATAAGTATATCAAGTTTAACTCTGATGATATTGTTAAACAGATCTCTCTCTCGAACAATCAGTTCATTGAGACTCAGATGTGGCAGAATGCTACGTATGTGTATCTCTGTGGTACTGGACTTGTTTCTGGTGTGCCCACTGGAACAATGAGTAGTTCTTACAACAATGCTGGTTCTAAGACTGCTGCTTGGCTTGTTGCTATCACTCAAGGTACTGGTGGTAATACTGGTGTTATTCAGAATCTTAGGTTGCGTGATGTGTATCGTGCCATCATGAATCTCCAAGATGATCTTGGCGCTCCTTCGTTCTCTGGTGTGATGAACATGCCTAAAGATAATGAAGGCATCAAAGGTAAGTTTGCGTTGTTTTGTGGTTCGGAAGATTGGTTTAACTTTACTTTTGACCCTGACATTCTGAACAAGTTGTCTGGTTTGGCTCCTTGTGATTTGAACCTTGTGTTCAATGATTTCAAAGGTGTATTGTTCGGTACCATCACTTGTAAGATCAAGAAGTATCCTGTTCGCTTCAATACTGTTAATGTTACTGATGCTGCCGGTAACGTTCTGTGGGCTGCTGGTACTCCGATTGACCCTGAAATCTTTGACCCGATTGACCAGAAGTGGAAACCCAATCCGTACTATACGTCATTGGTTTCTGCTCCTTACTCTATCGCTTGGTTGCTTGGTGATAACTACTGCAAAACTCTCAAGGTTGGTCCTCCTCCGAAAGAGTTTGCTACGAAGAATATGTCTGGTGAGAAGTTTTATTCTCTCCGTTGGAATGGTGAAGTTCGCCTCACTGACCAGATTCTTATCACGAATGCTGATGGTTCGATTGAACTCAATGACTACGGTGAGAACTTGCAACTCAAGGCTCAGCTTACTCATGGCTTGATTATGACTGAACCTCGTTTTGCATTCCCTATTATCATTGCTCGTTCTCGTCCTTCTGTGACTGCGTAATAGACGAATGTGATTAACAAACTGAAACAATTATTCAAAATAAATAATATGCGTAAATTCATTCTTACTTCTCTTGTTGGAGTTTGCCTTAGCATTAGTGCTTTTGCTAGCTCTTATTCTGTCACCATTGCTTCGGGTACTATGACTAATCTTATGTCATTTGGTCCGAACAATGGTTCTATTCTTGCTAAACAGTTCATCGTGACTGCAACAACTGGTACCAACTTCACGGCAGCTATTGTTGATTGTCCGACGAACAATCTTTCGTATACGACGCTTGGTTACACTAACGTCATTCGGTATGCTACTAATGGTATTCTTACTTGGACTAACTTCTATGGAGTTGTTCAGTCGAATAACTATGTTGGTGGTACACTGTTGACGAATTGGTGGTTGGTTGACATAACCAATAATGCTGTTGGTCAAGCTACTAACTCGTATCCTGTTCGTCTGTATGTTGCTGCTCCTGCTAGTGGGTCGGCTACTTATGGACCTGTTAGTGGTCAGGTAAATGGTTACTACTTCAACGATGGTATTTGGGTGACTAATACTGGTGTTAGTCCTGGTACAGTGACTGTTGTATATTGATGGTTGTGTTACTGGTTGGTGGAGTGCAATATCTCCACCAACCTTTATGATTATACTAATAACTTACAAATAATTTATGCCACTTCGAGTTTCTAATTCTGTTGAGCGCAATGTTTCATGTGCTGGCTCCGTTCCAATTACTATTCCTGCTGGTAAAGCAGTTGATGTGTTAGTTGATGTGAGTGGCGTTATTCAGGAGTATGCTGGTAGGTATGTACAGAATGTTGGTTCTGGTATTGCATACTATGCATTTGGCTCTGATGCTTCTCCTGCTGGATTTAATGGTGTCTTGTTTCAAGCTTCTGCTGTAGACTCTAATGGTTTTGGTTCTGGTCAACAATTGGATTGTTCTAACCATGGTGCTAAGGTATCAGTCTATTCTGTAGCTGGAACCACTATTGCTGTTACTATTTTGCGTCGTAATGATTTGGCCCAAGGTAATGGTGGTGCTATTAGTAATGGTTCTATCATATGAAAAAGTTATCATTCATTTTGAGTGTTGTTAGTATTGCTACTATTTGCCAAGGTGCCGGTGGATTGGTGAATGGTACATTGTCTGGTGGAGGTTCTGGTAATCAACTCCCGGCGGGGGTGGTGACGAATACTCCATATCCAATTCCGTTTGTTTTGTACACGAATGGCTATCCGCTGTCGATTTATCTGTCCAATGGACCAACCGCAGACACATACGTAAATGGAGCCTACAATTTGAAGTTTACTACCGATAGCAACAACGTGGTTTACACCAACATCGGAAATAGTGTTGATTGCTTGGTTTATACTAACGACTATAACCAAGGGCCTGGCTTCATAGTAATTTCCAACGCAACTTATGATGTGTACGACAATCAGGGTGATATGTTTCAATTAAACGGAGGGATTTGGGTATATGGGTATGGTTCGCCACTTAACGGAACTTCTATTCCAGCTATGACTGGTGGCACCAACTACAACGGAACCAACTTTCCGAAGTTGGTGGTTGCGGATTATTTTCAAGGTTCTGGCAACCTTTTGACCGGCTATCCCGCAGCAAGTTATGGTGCGTTTACAAACAATGTGGTAGTGACTTGCTCGGCGAGGGGGATAGCAAACGGTTTGTCCGTGTTAACCAATGACGGAGCCATGTTTGGGCCTGACACCACGGGTACAACAACGTGCGGTTTAAGAGAGGCGTTTGCTAAAAACATGTGCGGCTTAGTCGTGCTAAGCTCGGGTGTGTTTGACCTCAACGGTTCAGTGGTTAATGCATATAGATGTCACGTAATTGGAGCGGGACAATTCAACACCAATTCCAGCAATTTGGGAACGGTTATAAGATGCCACGTTAATATCCAAGGATCATCTTGCCATTTCGAGCATTGCACTTTCGCGGGTGATAATAATGGGATTACCTATTTGACTGTCGGGGAAGGAAATCCATTAAGTTACGGTGAGGGCATTGTGGAATACTGCTACTTCGCCCCCTGGGGTTTTTTGACCAACGTCTTATCGCTGGGAATTGGAGCAAGCATCAATCCAATCAACGATACAGGATTGCAGTTGGGCTACTCTTACGGCTCCGATTTTGCCATTGGCAATAATTTTGATTACCTCGCTTTGGGCATAATGATTACTGGAGATCACGGGATGGTGATTGGTAATCAATTCCTGGATAATCTGTCTGCGACAAATGCTTATAGCACAACCAATCTATTGAGCCAGTGTCCTAGCATAGCCATCAGTTATCAAAACGGCGAACGCCAAGATTACACATTTCAGCACAATGTTTTCGTGAATCAACATGCTGGATACGCAGTAATTAACAATGGCAATGCCGGACTCTACAATGGATTGTATGTCCAAAAATGGACCAGCTATGACGATAATTTCGAGGGGGTGGGCATTCCGTGTTTGCTAGCCACAAACGCTAATGTCCGTTGGGTGTTTGAATCGCCCAATCAATTCTTAGCCACAGCAAGCACCAATTCGTATTTCAGTCCACCGGGTTCTTGGAATGGTAGGATAGTCACTAATTTGATGACCATCGTTAACCCGGAAGAATCGGGAGATCCGAAAGTGTTTGGAAATTGGCTAGTAACCGGGACAAACTCAGCGGGTTATTTTAGCGGCAACGGCTCCGGCCTGACCAACCTACCGCCGATGCTGACGACGGTAACAATCCCGCTGGGGAATGCCTTTACCGCCGGTAGAATCTATCTGAATGCTTTAGGCACCAGTTCAACGTCATTCTACAAGTCCTGCGAACTGGCTGACCCGCAGCAAACGGTTATTACAAATCTGGCGCTGGTGGAACAGTGTTTTGCGGGTGTGAATGTCGGAGTCAATACTAACTTTTACGCTACCGTTGCCACTAACGGAATTGAAAATTGGGGTGCGTATCAGGCGGCAGCACAAGGTTATTCAGCCAGCACCGTGACCACGAATGCGGCGGGGTCTTTTACCATTCCGGCGAACGTGAGCGGCACAAATCTGGTTTCTCTGGTGCTGTCAAATAACTATACGACCAGTGGGGGTGGCAGTTCGATATTTGCCACGCTGCGATACCAGTATTACCATCAATAATTTATGAGCCAACAAAAAACCGCGAGCGAGGTTCACGAGAAGGTCGTGGCCCTAGAAGAACAAACAAAGGAGTTCCGCAACAACACGCGGGAAGACCTTAACCGCATCGTTGAACAGCTAAACCAAATTAGCCGACAACTCGCGGTAATTGAAGCCAAGCCGAAGTGTCCCGACCCTACCGCGTGCAAGCGAATGGAGACTACGCTGGCCGACCAAAACCGTCGGTTGGTGGTGATTGAACTGGCCCGTCAGCGGACTCTTGGCGAGATTGCGGGCATTGGACTCGCCTGTACCGTAGTCGGTGCGGCGATAACTTGGCTAATTGACTGGAGCAAAAAGTAGCATGAAACACATTCCCTTACACTGGATTTACTCACCGTTGATTCTGGTTGCGGTGATAATTGGAATTGCCATTGCAGGCGTATGCGCTTTGCTGGTGGATGAAAGAACAATATGAATAATGCATTAACAGTAATCTGGTCTAATCCTCACTTACGTTACGGTGGATTACTCATTGTAACTCTTGAGATTGGTAAAATCTGGTTTCCTTCCTATAAGGAGCAATTAGATGGTACATGTAAGTTGGTACAGTATTATTTAATTGCAATCGCAGCAACAACAACTCCACCAACAGAAACAAAGAAATAAATAAGTATGAAAATACAAGCCATCAAAGTAAATCAAAACGCCAACAATATGAAAAAACTACTAATAAGTATCCCATTCATCGCACTTTGTGCTGGTTGTTTGTCAACTAAAACAACTGAAACTGCTACACCTACAAAAGGGTCAGATGGTATTTTATATACCAACTGGTCAAAGGTAACCACAGCTAAGAATCAGGACCCTTTGAAAGATAAGGCTCTTCGTATTACAGAGAAATCTGTTGGTATTAAGTTCCAAGTCTTTCCGGGACCCGCTGGTACAAGCAGTTCACTGTCTCCTCTTAATCTATTGTTTGGTATGGAGAAAATGACTTATGTGTCATTTCCAGTTTATGCCGGTGTTTCTACTGGATATACTCCTCCAATGTCATATGCTGCTAGTGGGTTTGGTTCGTTATGGAATGATTCTGATGTTGAAAATCTTGCAACAGCATCTGGTTTAATACCTGGTACTAATGCTTATTATGCAACACCTGAGAATCCAGTGAACATTCTACAACCGACTACTGGTACCGTTGTAACACCAACTACTACCGTTAGTTCTGGTACGAATACAGTTACAACTACCACTACTAAGTAACAATGAACCTTCCCCAAGAACTTCTTCCGGGTGACGTTTTACTCTGCCAGGGGTTTGACATCGTTCGTAAAATTATCAACTCTGATGTTGGTCATGTGAAGTTGTTTTTGGGAAATGGTGTAGTTATTACTTCAAAGCCTAACCACGGTGTTGACTATTATCCTCTGGGCGATTTGACTGACGTTGTTCATGTTCTTCGTACAGAGGGTATTTTTGACCATAAATCACTGGTTGAGGGAATGACACCATTTATTGGTAAACCTTATGGTTGGTCAGATGATTTCATGGATATTAACATTCATCTAGGTAATGCTTTCGGTTCAATGAATTGTTCACACACATGTGTGCTTGCACTTCGTTATGCAAACATTGATGTTGTTGCAAGTTATTTTGATTTGCGTGAATTTACACCTAGAGACTTTCTTTTGTTAAAAGGATTTCAAAAACTTCTTTAATACTATACACTTATGTATCCATTAGTTCCACCTCCTGCTGGTGATATTGGTGCGTTAACTTGGCCTAGACGTTTGCAACGTTGGCTTGATAACAATCCTGTCACTCGATTAACCAGAGCATCAACCTATATCCAGTTGCCAACTTTCAATCAAGGAGTGAGTACATGGAATGGATACTCTGATATAGTAGCATCATTCAATTTCGAAGGAGTGAATAATATCAGTCTTAAGGATATTGTTCCTCCATCGAATCCTAACTACGTCTGTTGTATATGTTACAGAGTTGGGTCTAATGTTACGAGGTATCTGTTGTGGGATGCAGTTGGGTCATTGTTACCTGGTACATTCACACCTTATACTAATCAGGCAATACTTAAGAACTTTCGATTAGAGATTTGGAATACTAGCCAAGGTGCAGTATCAGAGGTTAATGGCTTGACGATGTATACGTCTAAGTTGGCAGGGATGGATTACAGGTACTTACAAGATGGGGCATTGGTGATAGCTGATGGGGAGAGTACTAACTTTTTCGTCAATGGTTCGATTCAATTGCCATATGAATTGAATATATATAATGCAGGCTCAGCTAATGTTAATGGAGTCTACTATTACACATCCACTATTGATAATCATCCAGCTTATTCTGGAGGAAGTAATGTGATAATTTCCCATGATGAACATGTAATTTACCATGGTGAAGATCTTGGTCCCGGATGGACTGTTGTAGATACAGAAACAGGAGAAGACTATCTCAGTTATGATCAAGTTATAAGTCCTGATTTAATTATCTCATGGCTTCTTGGTCCAACAGGAATATTGCCAGCTCCAATTATAAATGTTTTAAGCCAATACACAGCTTATACTCTCCCTCTAACCTTTCCAGTCGGTTCGCACTCTGAAACAAATTAACAATAAGGAACATAATGTCTATGAACACAAATGACTTAGCTTTAGGCTTTGACCCCACAAATCAACCTGCTATTACTGGTGCTCAGCTAGCATCATTAATCACAACTGCAACTCCTTCTTCTGATAGGGGGATGTGTTTGTTTACGTCTGATATTGCAGGTGTACCAGTAGTTCCAGATGCGTCTACTACTGTAGAATGGAAGAGGTTTATTTGGATTCGATACAGTCCTAACAGCCTAACAGTCACTGCATATATATGGAACCAAGGAGCTACATACATACTTAATTATGTTAACACTGGTGTGTCTCCAGCAGTGCCTGGGTATGTGAATACTAACTGGACTCCAATAGCAGTATCTTCAATTCCTGCTGGTTCTATTACTGGAACTCAAATTGCCAACTCTACTATTGAGCCGTCCAATATTGATCTAGCTGCACTGTTAGTTGCACTTCAGTTGACACCATCTGCATACTTGTCTACTGCTTCTGCTCCATACACATCTGGTAATATTGGTGGTTCATTTGGTGCTGGTCTGACGATCAACAATAAGAACGTCACAGCTGCTATGATACTTGGTGGTACTGTTGGTCAGATTCCTCAAGTATCTGATGGAGCAAATAGTGTTGGTTGGGTTGCACCTAACACTGTTGGTCGTATATTACAGGTGTTTAACTTTGATTCTACTAACACTGTGGTTGGCTCTACTGGAACGAATGTGTTAGCTAATACCACATCTACTCCTAACTACAATGCTACTGGTATGGTTGCAGCCTTCAATACCACTGCATTCTCTAAGATTGACACTACAGGTCAGAGCAAACTACTCATTGAGCTATTTGCCAAAGTTGGCGTCAAGAGTTTTACTGGAGCTTCTGCTGTGTTTGTTGGAGTGTATAATCAAACTGGAGCAGTTGCACCTTTATGTGGTACATCAATCATCAGTGTCAACGTTACTCCAACTGATACGAAATTGGTAGATGTGTATACATCTTATCTCACTCCAGTTAATCCGAGTAATGCTACATACTACGTAGCTTTTGGTTGTAGTATAACTGCATTATGTTGGTTTAATTCTATTGATGGAAGTACCAATCCATTCTTGATTACTAAATCTACTCTTCGTATCACTGAATACATCTAACATACGATTATGGGAGAATTTGGACAACAGTCTTTCATAGGAGGAATGAATCTCCTGCTTGATGATACACGTCTAGCTAACTCTAGTAGATGGTCGTATAATCAAGCATTGTCTAATAACCAATATCGTGTAGCGATAAATGCTAGGAATAGGTATGATGTTATAGACTCCATACCTTCATCTATCAAAGACATATCAGTACCATCTGGAGTGAAGCAAGAGATGGTTACGTTTGGTAACTATCTAATAGCTTTTGTTTCTGGATATGCATTCTACCGACTAAACACTGCAGTTTTATGGACCGGAATAGAGGGATTCAGTATGTCTAAAGATGCTCCTAGATATTGGACTGTAGCTGTTCCAGTATCTACTACCAACTATGGCAGACTTGCAGTTTTGACTGCTAATACAACAGGCGGTGGAACTGACATAGTCTCATCTAACTCTCCTATCTTACAAGCACAGAATGTAGCTGCATCCTTTGCTGGTAACACTCCAGGATTGTTAGTACAAGATGGTATTAACCAACCTCAGTTTATATATCTGAACTCTAATGGTATTCCTACTGTTCGTACTACTCAAACATACTCTCAATGGAAAGCTGTGTATGGAACAGATGCGAATGACTATGGAGTATTGATTACTGACAACAGAGAGTACGTTCCTATTGGTACATCTATGGCATGGACTGCTGATGGTGTGTTATACATTGCTGCTCCAGATGGAGTGAATATACTAAGGTCTGTGTCTGGTAGACCATTAGACTTCGTGATTAATGTTAACCCTGATGGAACCAAAGGTGGTGATGCGTACACTACATCATACACTGTTGGTGTAGGGCCGATTACATGTTTACGTCCATTGTCAACTGGTGGGTTGTTTGTGTCAGCACTTAATGCAAACTTCTCTGTTACACTGAATAAGACTCCTAATGCTCCTACTATATTTGGTGAGTACACGTTCATAAGATCATTTTTGTTTGAGTCTACGTGCCTATCAGACAGAGGTATAATGGACTCGTTAGGTGACACTAGGTTCATCTCACCATTTGGTGTCAGATCGTTTAATGCTATACAACAGCAACAAAACGAAGGGCGCAATAGTGTATTCACTTCTACTATAGCAGGTGCATTTGAGAACATAATCCAGTCTACTGCTGCATGTATTCTGTTCAACAACTACGAATGCTATGCTATGCAAACTGTATTTGGGCCTGCTATAGCTGTGTATGATACAGTTAACTCTGTATGGTCTGCATTTGATATTGCTCAAACTGGAGGTAAGTTAGTCAAACAATTTGCTAAGATTGAGTTAGGTGTTCAAGCATTGTATGCTATCACAGAAGACGACAATGTCTATCAGTTATATGCATCATCTACTGATGACATTCCTACTATTCGACTAGCTGCAATGTGTCCGCAAGACCCTAAGAAGGAACAGAAAGTTACTAACTTTCGTTGCATCTTGACCAATCTCACTCAAGATTATTCTGTTACTGCTTCGTTATTCGTGAATGACAGGTTTGATAGTTCTTATACTCAGTCATTCACATATGTTCCTCCGCCTACTGGATACAATGGTGCTCCAGTTGGCCCTGATGTTGGAACTCAAACTAATAACATACTGTTCTCATTTCCTAACTCTGGTCAAGGATGGAAAGCATTTGTAGTATTGACATGGACTGGTGGAGGGTCATTAGTGTTTATGTCTATGTCTACAACTGATATTACTCAACGTCAATCTCTGAAAACTCAATCTGTGGTTCAACAATAACATACATATGGCACTTTCTTATATACTACAACAAGTTGGTTATAAATGTGGGTTAAATCCTTCTGTCGATGGTGAGAGAGCAGTATTGCTTAGGTTTGTTAATACTGCTGCTAAAGAGCTATATCACATGTCTGATATGGCAGGATGTTTAGAAGAGCAATGCTATAAGATTAACTCTAATCAAACTATTGCTCTACCAGATTACGTCGGCCAGATTCGTGCAATGAGAGAACAATATTCTCATATCGCATTGAAATTGTCACAGATGCGTCCGAGATACAATCAATTCAATTGGGAAAGTGAATGGCGCAATTGGCGATTGAAGGGTTTGTATCCATTGCAAACTTCTCTAACTAACCAATCTTATTTAACTATCTCAGTTAAGGCAGTTGAATCTACTCCAGTTGTAGTTAATATATCTGGTACGTCTGATGGGTCATCGAATATGTTCGAGACCGTAGTAATGACCTCGACTACTATGACTACGGTTAATGAGTATAATGATATCACGTCATTTACTAAGTCGGCAGTTAATCAATATGATGTTATTCTGTCTGATGCTGATGGTAATCAAATCTCATACATCGCATCTGATAAGCTAAGAGCATTGTTTCAGATTGTAGATATTTCAGCTTTGCCTTGGTATCCACCGAATATCAATCCATTGTTAGGATGGGTAGAAGTGTTATATAAAAAAGCTCTACCTACATTCTCCAATGACACTGATGAATTTCCTGCACCTGGGTATGATGAGGTTATCATAACTAAGTGCTTACAGTTGTGGGCAGAAGAAGATAAGGATGCCAACTCTGCCATTCAATACTATAATAAGGCTCAACAGATGTTAGCACAGATTCATGAGGATACTAATAGAGGTACTGATGATATGGTAGCTATGTGTGAACATCCTCATGATTCGTTTAGTATATCTCACAGAGTTGGGTTCGGAAGGGATTGGAAGTTTGCCTATCGTATTATAGGAAGATAATATGACACCTACCATTGGCGACTTGATATCGTTTATATTGCTCAACAGATCTGACAGATGCTTTATTGGTATGTCAGAGTTAGATATAGCACGATTAGTAGATAGAAAAATACGAGAGAGCATGTTGTGGTACACAATAGATGACAACAGTATCTCTGGCATGATAATTGCTACTAATCATGTAGAACCTAAAATCATATATATTGACCAAAACTTAGCTATGAATAAGAACAATCTTAAGAAGTTTGCTAGAAGGGCTAAGACTGAATTTGAAGGGTACAGACTAGAATGGGAGAAGAACGGTAAACATATACTTGTAACTAACACTGAAAAACTTTATGCGAAATTATCTTAATAACGAATTTGAGCATTTGGCAATTTGGCCAAAGACAAACATTGATAGAATGATGAAATTCTATCAAGCTGGTTCATCTGATTCTAACGGTTGGGGAGTAAATCAGTCTGGTTCATCTGGTTCTGGTTCATCTCTATCTACATCATCTTCTGCTCCTCAACTTTCTCCTCAACAGTTAATGTCAATGTATGGCAATGCATTACCAACTATAGGTAACACTACTAATGCTGTTACTGCTAATTCTCCTGGTGCTCCAGCATTGAGTGCTGCTGTTAACGGTGCAACTGCTGGTGTTAATGCTATCAACCTCAATGGTCTATCTCCAGGAGAGTCGAATGCTATTGAACGAGCTAATAACCAGGGACTATCTACGTCTGGTAACTTAGGGTTAAACAATCCTACCAACACTCTATCTAATGCCGCCAACTTTGGTGGAGCATTCAATAGTAAGATTGGTCTAATGAATAACGCAGTTAACTCTGCATCCGGTGCATCTAATGCTGCTAATGCTGCTATTGGTACTACAGCATCATTGTTCAATCCTGTAGCTAATAGTGGTAATGCTCAAGTGTCGAATAGTAAATCTAACTCTGCATTCTCTAATCTAGCTTGGGGCGGAGGGAAGAGTGGGAATGATTCTAACTCTGTCAATGGTGGCATAGGCTGCTTCCTAACTACAGCATGTTGTACGCATAGAGGACTTCCTGATAACTGTGAAGAGTTAACTGTACTACGAAAGTTTCGTGATACGTTCGTACCGAAAGATCTCATCCATAGGTACTATTCTATTGCACCAAATATCTGTATACATATCCAAGGAGATTCGAATACGTTAGACTATGTATATCGTGTGGTACAGAGTTGTGTGTTAGACATTAAGAAAGGACGCAATCAATCTGCATTGCGTAAGTACAAATTGATGGTTCACAAACTTGAAAGGAAATAATCATATGGCTGATGACATGAGCAATGGTGAGAGCTTAGAGTGGGGACAAGACACTAAACCAAAGACTGATAATAATCTAATTGGCAGACTTAGTGATTCACTGTCTAACTCTTACAAGAACGTTCAATCTAATCTAGGTCGTACATACGACAATTTCTCTCAAGGAAATGTACTACATGGACTAGCTGATACTGCTATGTTATACCATGACCCCAATGGTTCATGGGGACAAACAGCAACTGACAAAGCTAATCATGTTACTCATGGTAGTGGTGGTAATTCTCCATCTATTCCTGAGCCTACATTTGGTCCTAACCATTTAACTCCTGTTGACGAGAATGGTCATCAGGCTTTAAATGATGAAGGCCAGAGCTTCTTGAATGCTCATGCTGCTATGATTATGGCTCAGAATGATGGCATTCCTCAGTCTAATGCTAATGCTACACAAGCTCCACAGCTTCCTTCTATCCAAGCTGGATCGTTCTCTAAGGCAGTTGGTAACCAATTGGGCCAATCTGTTGGCTCATATCTAGCTGATTTTATCTAACACACTAATACTATTATGGGACAAATTGCTTCTGGAGCCTTAGATGCTCTGTTTGGTGGTACACCTTCTATCAATCCTGATTTCATCAAGGGTGGATATAAGTTCAAGGATGGTCAACCTATTGATGCAGATGGTAATCCTACTACCATCATGACTCAACCCAATCTAGCACAAAGGATGGTATCTCCTACTGCTAGAGCTAGGGCACAACAGAATGCAGATCTATCATCTCAGTTTGGGTTGATGGCTCCATTGGCTCAGGCTCAGGCCGATACAAACAAAGAGCTTTGGCTAAAACGTCAAGAGTCAAATCCATGGCTATCTCCTAACATCGCAGCTAATCCTGATAGAGCTTATGCTCAATATGGAACATCTGATAATTGGAATGCTGCGACAGCGGAACCTATTCTAAATGCTAGTGCTGACATCGCTGCAAATGTTCCACAGGCTAATGCTAATTCAGCCTATAATACTGCTATTGCAAAGGGCACCACTGCACAGAACATAGCTAGCGGAGCTTCAACTGCTGGATTGCTTGGAACACCATTAACTCGAGCACTCGGTGAAGATACTCAAGCACAGAACGATTTGCTGATGTCTTCTGGAGAACAACCCTTGATTCCTCGTCAATTGTATAACAAAGGTATTCAAACAGATAATGATACTACTACTCTCCAGGGTCAACGTGCTGCACTGCCATCTAGTAACCAAGAACTTCTTAACAAGGTTCGTCTAGGTGCAGATGTATCTGGTCAACAATTAGCTGATGAGCCATATACTCTCCAAGGCATTCGTGCTGGAGATATATCAGGTTTGTATCAAGCTAAGAATCCTGGTGGTATATATCGTTCACCATTTAACGCTTCTGTTGATACTGAGAGTGGAACTATCACTCCGGGTGTAACTCCACTTGGTTTGGGTATGCAAGGCAAAATTGCAGAATCTAGTTCAGACTCTGGTGGAAGAACATTAACTACTCCTGATAATAAAGTTCACTCTGTTGGGTCATCTATCACCGGTGGAATTGACCCGTTAACTGGAAAAGATACTCGTACATCAGGTCACACTATTAGTACAATATCTGGCGAAGTTCCACATAAGTTAACTCGTGTTAGCACTATGCCTGATTATGCATATGATGAGAAAGGTAACATTCATCATATAGACGAACAAGGTAATGCAATACCTATTAAGGTAGACAAAGATTCTCCAATTGATGCTCAAGTTAGATCTCAAAGATACTTAGAAAAGAAACGAGAAGAAGGTCATAACTTAACTGGATTGCCACATGGCACTATGCATGTGTTAGGCAAGACTGCTGCTGACACACTTTTTAGTCCATACACACCAATGGGAGGAACACTAAGATCAGCCAGATTAATAGGCCATGGAGCTGGCCAACTTTGGGATTACTTAGGAGGAGAACAATAATATGTCTGACATGCTTACACCTCAAGATATTCAGTATCTTCGTTCACAAGGATATACTGACGAAGAAATAGCTAAAACACAAGTTGGTGCCGCTGAACAGCAACCCCAACAAGACGAATCAAAGTTATCTACTATCGGTCACACTTTAGTTGGTCGTGCTGGTGGTATGTTAGGTGGTGGTGCTGGTGCATTGGGTGGTATGGCTGCTGGTGCAGAATTAGGTGCATTAGGTGGTCCAGCTGCACCTATTACTGTACCTGTTGGTGGATTAGTTGGTGGACTTATTGGTGCATCAGTTGGCGCACCAGTTGGTCAATCTATACAGAAAGCAATCACTCCAGAAGAGCTTTACGCTCAACAGCAATTAGCTGCTCAACAGTCTGCTGAGGCTAATCCTAAGACTGCATTAGCTACTGAAATAGCTGGTTCTGCCATAGCTTCTGGTGGTAGACCATCAATGGATGCATTGAGAGCTGGTAGAGGATTGATTGGATTAGTAAGGGGAGAAGGTGCTGGAACATTAGAAGCTGCACAAAGAAAAGCCTTAGTAGATGCTGCTAAAGGATTATCTGGTACAGGAGAAGATGCTGATACTGCTGCTGCAAACTTAGAGTCTGCTAGAATTAAAGCTGAACAAGCTATTGGTGACAGACAGTCTATGTTTAATGTAGCACTCAATGCTGGTGTTAATCCACTGATTAATACTGGCATCAACGCTGTTACTGGTCAAGACATCAATGGAACTGATATTGGTGCACAAGTATTAGGTGGTGCATTATTCGCAGGACAGTCTAGGTGGGCTGGTAAGTTGTTGGGTCACAAGGCTCCTGATGAGAGTAAACCAGAAGTGACTAACAAAGAGAATACTACCACTACTACAACTGCTTCTGATGAGAGTAAACCAGAGATGAATGAAGAAAATACTACCACTACTACAACTGCTCCTAAACCTGACTCTCCATGGACAGAGATTGGTAAAGATGGGAATTATAAATCTGGTAATTCGTATGTTAAAAAGTATTATCTAGAGTTGCCTGGAGTATTGACTCCAGTACCTAAAGATACTGACCCTGCTATTGCTGCACAACTCAAGACTGCCAATGATAATATAAGGAAGTCTACTGATTATAATATGATGCGTAATGCATTGCATCAAGATTGGATGACTAAACAGACTGCTAAGGATGTTGCTACATCTGATACAACTACATCTGACACATCGAAGATAGTTGATAAAGACTATCAAGGTGGAGAGATGCCAGAAGTGAATAACAGCTGGCAAATTAAAGAAATTAAGCCTGTTGAAGAAGTTAAGCCTGTTGAAGAAGTTAATCCAACTTTCACTACTGATATACTACAGGAACTTATTGACAAAGGCGCCACACGTCCTGTATCAGTACAGCGTATATTCCCTAAGTTAAATTTATCTTTACCTGATGCAGCAGAAGCATTGCGTCAAGCTAAGTTGTTAGACGAACTACATACTAATCACCCACAAAATAACGAGGTACAAAATGCCACTGGAATACGAGAAAATGAGGGACAACCTAATCAAACAGGGGAAGTCCCTGAAACAAGCAAAGTCGGAAGCAGCAGCAATATGGTGGAGTCGCCATCCACAAGTCAAGACCAGTCCGTTTCATCGAGAGAGGTCGAAGGAACACCAGCGGTTGAGCAGCGTGTAAGTAATGTTAAGGCTCAAGAGCCGTACACTATTGTTAATCCTGTTACAGGAAAGGCGACAGTAGTTGATAGGTCTATGGGCGCAGAAGGTAGTGGACAGTCTAATGTTCATGCTACGGCACCTAAACCCGCTCCAGATCACATATCTATGCCTCAGAAAGCAGTAGACCACATCTACTCTGGAGATGCTACTACTTACTCTGTGATGACTCATTTGGCCTCTACTGAGAATCATCCCTATCAGAAGCTAGCTAGAGAGTTACTCAACAACATGGATAGTGCGTCTGCTAATGTCAAGTGGAAATATAATAAGCTACTCGACCAAGCTAATGCTCCAGGTGATAGAAGGTCTCACTATGATGCTGGTTCAGCGGATCAAGTGAACATTGGTACTAATTTAGCACGGAATGCTAGGATAGTTATGGAAGAAGCTATTCATTCCATGACCTCTAAGAAGATACCATACTTCAAGGGAGTAGGTGCAGAACATAGGGAAGAGTTAGATAAGTATCTTGCTAATCCCAATGGTAATGAGGCTATCAAGGATTTGATTAGGTGCTACTATAAGGTTGCTGAACATACTGGTGCACAGGGATTGTTTACTGATACAGCTGAACAAAAAGGTACTGCTAATGATGCCGACAGGTCTATTAGACAATTAAAGTTACATGAATCAGCTATCAATCCATTTGATGTTAGTCGTGGATTTTACACCAAATATGCCCTCGGCAACTTACATGAGTTCATAGCCCAAGCTATCAAGTCTCCAGAATTCCAGAAAGTTCTCCACATGATTCCTACATCTGATGAAGGTGGAGGATCACTCAAAACTACATGGAAGTCATTCATTGGAGCTGTGAGAGAAGTGTTAGGTATCAAGCCTCAGTTTGAGAATATGTTAGACAGAGTGCTTGATAGGAGTGCGACGTTGATACATCAAGAGAGGCCGTCTGTGTTAAAAGATAAAGCTATTAAACTTTATCAAGATAGCTGGGAGAAAAATATTTACCCTCTTAATGAATCACAACTGCAAGCATATTCAAGAGCAGAGAACTTTGCTGGTAATAATAAAGAACTTCCTGTCAAAGAAAAATTGAATATTTTCAAAGACACACTACTTCACAGTAAAGT